ATAATTCCTATATCGATCAGCGATCAGCAGGCCGGAAGGCTACCCCCATACCGCGGAAAAAGAAAAAATTTTTTCTGTATAGTGTTCACGCTCACCCAAATTTTACAAAAAACCGAAGTGTAAACACCAGAAAGGAAATGTAAACACCATGACGGAAGCGACGAAAACCCTGTCAATACGGCTAGAATTAAAGGATTTAGAGGAATTAAAGAAGCATCTGAATAGAGAGAGTGCGGAAGCGTTGTTGAGACAGATTAGGCGCGGAGAGATAGAGCTAACCCGAAAAGGAGCAGTATTTAAGCGTGTCAACACTATTCCCGAAAGTGTAAACACTCTGGAAAAAAGTGTAAACACTTGTGAAGACTGCCCGTATATGAATGATCTGAATATGAGTGGATTTGATGAAGTCTGCGAATATAAAGGGATAGACAGGCAGAAGGCTCTGGATAAATGCGTCCAGATGTTGTGGCGGTAAAAATCCGAAAAAATTTTTTGCTTACGCAAAGGGAAGAAATGATAACGGAAGGGATAAAAGCGAATGATTATAATGCCTGCTATGAGAAGACAATGTTTGACGTAATCTCAAGGGGCGAACTGTATGAGATCAGGGAGATAAACACGGGATTAACTTTTTTTATCGAGAAAGGGGCATTTAGTGACAAGGGAAGAAGCGAAGGACGAACTGCGAGTATTAAAGGAAATGTCGAAGGACATAAAGGCTATTGAGGACGAAATCGAGAGACTGATGACGGTGGCTACGAAAATGACGACTTCCTATGAGATCATTCCGAGCAGCAAACTGTCAAAGAGCAAGATCGAGGAAGCGTTGGTGAAACTGGAAGACTACCGGGGAAGACTGACGAACCAAATCTTATCCTGTTTGGAGTATCGGACTAGGTGTCTTGCGAAACTTGAGCAGATAGAGCCTAAATCGCTTCAAAAGGTCTTGAGATATTACTATTTTCAAGATTTTACTTTAGAGAAGACTGCGGAACTTCTGGATAGGTCTTATCAATGGACATATGAAATGTTTTTGAGTGCTTTGGACAAATATTGTGAAATTTCTTGAGTTACTTGATACTTTTAGATAAAAATCTATGATAATCTGTAAGCGGTAAAAAATCCTCATGGTGTTTCCATAATATACCTTCATTCTTCTAGGGGGACTGGTGTTTAAGGCATCAGTCCTTTTGCATTGTATGGATATTGAAAACTTGAAAATGAACGAGATACGGGAAATGGAGTATGACTATTGCCGTACCCATTTAGAGTATTTCGTTGACAAATACGGGCATATTGAAGACAAGGATGCCGAAGAACTGATACAACCTTTTCAACTCTGGGACGAACAGAGAAACGCTTTAAGGCAGTTTAGGGACAATAAACTGAACGTGATCCTTAAAGCACGTCAGTTAGGCATCACATGGTTGGTTCTTCATTATGCAGCTTGGAAACTGATAAATCCCGGAAGAACTGTGATCGGACTTTCCAGAACGGAAGACGAAGCGCAGGAACTTATCAGGAGAATGTCGGTTATTTTGGGAAACATGGGCGCATTGTTTGCCCCGAAAAACGACCAACCTATAAATTGGTGTAATGCGACGTGGGAGAACACATCCCTAGTGCTAACTGTTCATTTTGGAAATCTCCCCGATTCAGTATTCAAGTGTTTTCCCTCGTCGCCTAATGCAGCAAGATCGTTTACTGCCGACCTTATAATCTTCGACGAGTGGGCGTTTCAGCAGTTCGCAGAGGATATTTGGAAAGCAGGTTATCCGACGATTAACAGACCAACAGGCGGTCAGGTCATAGGATTAAGCACCATTGAAAGAGGATCGTTCTTTGAGAAGGTATTTACCGATCCCGACAATGGTTTCAACAAGATATTTATTCCGTGGTACGCAGATCCGAGACGAGACGATAAATGGTACGCCCAGACCAAACGAACAATGGGCGATATGATTACCCAAGAGTACCCTGCAACCATTGAAGAAGCCTTAACAGTACCGGGTGGAAGTTTCTTCCCGGAAGTAAAAAGGGAAACTCATATCGTAGAAAACGAATTAGAGGGGAAATTGCGGCGATATGTCTGCCTTGACTATGGTCTGGATATGCTTTCGGCGCACTGGATTCAAGTCGATACCAAAGGAAACGCACAAGTTTACCGGGAATATGATGCACCCGACAAGACAATAGGCGCAGCGTGTGACATTTTGCGGTCATTAAGTGACGGAGAAGACATTGAATACTGGCTTGCCCCGTCAGATTTGTGGTCGAGAAGTCAGGAAACGGGTAAATCAAGGGCGGTTTTGTTTTCCGAAAACGGAATCTCCCTCACAAAAACGTCCAGAGACTTTCCGGCAGGGTGCGCTTCCATGAAAGAATGGCTAAAAGTCATTGATGAACACCCCAAATTGACGATTTTGGACGGATGTGCGCCGAATTTGTACCGTTGTTTGCAGAAAATACAGAAAGACAAGAAGCGACCTAACATTTATGCGAAAGATCCGCACGATTTGACGCATGATGTGGACAGTTTAAGGTCGTTTTGTGTTTGGTGGGTACGTTCCCCGGAGATCGAGTACGAAAAAATAGAGCAGAAATGCCACAACTCCATCTTGGAAGACATAGAAAACGCAAGTGAAGAAGACAGAAAATACCTTTTGGCTAAATATGGTGAACCAGTATGAGGTTGAAGAAAGTAATGGATAAACTCAAGAAGACGGTAGCACCGTCACCCGAAGACAAAAAACGGGATAAGTGGCGTTCAAAACTTGAGACTGCCAGAATTGCATACGCAAGCACATTGAAAGAGATCGTCAAGAATCAGGGTGTTTATGAAGGGACTAGGGAAGTGAACGGAAACCCTAACTCAAACATTCCGGCGAAAGACTTGGCGATCAACGTGCGTAATATCGCCTATGAATTGATCGAATCGCAGGTAGATAGCTCTATTCCCATGCCGAAAGTAACGGCTCTGCATGAGGGCGACGAGGATCTTGCGAGGAAGATCGAGAAGGCGTTAGTAAATAAAGTCAAACTGTTAAGGCTTTCCATTATCAATGACCTTATGGAAAGGAATGTCCCGGTACAAGGTGGCGACTTTTTCCTTGTCGAGTGGGACAACAATTTAGGTTTCCATGCAAATTATGGTGATGTGAACGTAAAAGAAGTTGAGCCGAAGCAGATCATTCCGCAGCCGGGTGTTTCCGTCATTGAAGACATGGATTATATCTTTGTCCAGACTTCCCAAACGAAGCAGGCGGTCAAAGACAAGTATAACGTGGATGTCTCGGATGCAACGGAAGAATATAAGGAAATAAGGGACGCAGAAGGCAATTCTAGCCTTGATACCGACCTTGTTACAGTAAATACCGTCTACTACAAAAACGACGGCAAAATAGGGCGTTTCGTGTGGGTAGACGACTATACTCTGGAAGACCTTGAGGACTATCAGGCGCGTATCACAAGGAAGTGTAAAGAGTGTGGCTATGTGACAGAAGAAAAGGTTTGTCCCGTTTGCGGCTCTAAAAAGTTTGAAGAAAGCGTTGATGAAATCCAAGAACTGCATATTCCTATCATGCAGGAGCAGGGCATTGATCCTATGACTGGTGAGCCTGTTATGGTATCAGCCGAGGAAGTAATCAACATTGAATACTATAAACCGAACTGCTACCCGATTATCGTCAGGAAAAACGTATCAAAGAAGAACTCTTTGTTAGGTTTCTCTGATGTAAAGGTAATCGAAGATCAGCAGGACTTAATCAAGAAGATAGGCTCTAAAGCGGCAGAAAAGACGTTAAAGGGCGGCTCTATTGTCACCCTGCCTAGAAACGTAAAGATCGAGACAAACGACAGGGAATTAAAGGTAGTCCGCCTTGAAGATCCGCAGCAGAAGTCCATGATAGACGTCTTAAATCTGCAAGTCAATATCACGCAGGATATGACAATGATAAACAAAGCGTATGAGGATGCTCGTTCGACTTTGGGTATCACGGATTCATTTCAAGGTAAATACGATCCGTCTGCGGTATCTGGTACGGCTAAACAGTATTCCATTAACCAAGCGGCAGGTCGCCTTGAAAGTAAACGAGTTATGAAGAACGACGCTTATGCGAAACTGTATGAGCTTATGTTCAAGTTCTGGTTGGCATATTCCGACGATCCGTTACCGATCACAGGAAGCGGAGTGAACGGTGAGCAGGAATTTGACCTGATGGATAAGACAGATTTTGTTCAACAGGATGCAGCCGGAGAATACTACTGGAACGACGAATTTTTATTTGAGACTGATCCTACTTCGACCATGATGGCAAACAGAGAAGCCATGTGGCAGCAGATAGACATGAAATTACAGTCTGGTGCTTTCGGTCAGTTAGGCTCTTTGGAAACCATGAGATTATACTGGTCGCTTATGGAGAAAAACCATTATCCGAACGCAGGCGACGTTTTAAGCCAGATAGAAATGATGCTATCAGAGCAGCAGCAGATGCAACAACAGATGCAGGCACAAATGCCGCAAGAAGGGGGTATGCCGAATGAAATGCCCGTTATGTAAAATCGAAATGCGTATCTCAAGGACTAGAAACATCATTGAGAACGACAACACGCCGGACGCAGAGACAAAGTTATATGTAGAGCAGGAACTTAAATGCTTGAATAAAAGCTGCCCCAACTATGACAAGGTTGTTGAGACATCCAGAAGCGAAATACCGATCGGCTAAAGGACTTTTGATAAGTCCTTTTTTAGTTGATAAATTCCCACGGAACAGGGTAAAAATCCACAACGAAAGGAAAACTGAATATGAAGAAAAATCTTCTTAACTACGATCTTCAGTTATTTGCTGATGACGTAGAAGGCGCAGAAGTGTCGGAAGCCGCCGAGCCGACAGAAGAAACCACGGAAGACGAGCCGTCGGAAGGTGAGAGTTTAGAAGAAGGCGAAACAGATCAGGGGAACGCTGAACCCCATGAACAAACACCCGAAGAAAACGCAAGATACGCAGCCGCCCGTAGAAGCGGAGCAGAAAGCGTTGAACGCAAGTATGCACCGCTTGTTGAGAAGTTTGAACAAATGAATCAGCAGGCAGCGGCTATGTGTCAGGGTATCATGCACCCGGTAACAGGTCAGCCTATTACAAACGTGTTTGAGTATTGGGATGCGTTAAGGGCGCAGCAGCAGGCTAGTGCCGAGCAGGAATTGCAGGAAAAGAACGTAGATCCAGACTTAATCAAGCGCATGGTTGCAAGTGATCCCACAGTTATCCAAGCAGGTCAGTATCTCCAACAGATGCAGAGAAGTCAGGCTGATCTTCAAGTCCAACAGGAAATTGAAGAAATCAAAAAGATCGATCCTACCATCAGGAGTGCGGAAGACCTTGCACCTTACAGAGACGCGCTAATTCAGTATTGTGCAGAACACCATTCAACATTAGTTGATGCGTACAAGGTTTTGAACTACGGAAATCAGCGCGACGCTGACCGTCAACAGGCTATAAACCAGATGCGCGGTAAATCGCATTTACCCAGTCAGGGCAAGGGCGTAGACCAAGCAGACGAGTACGTTGAAGTACCTGCGGATATTATGGCGCGTTGGAAAGAAGACGGGAAAACAGAGAAACAGATTCGGGAACTCTATAAAAAGGTTGCCGGAAAACTACACCTAACTTAATGAAAGGGGAAATCAGATATGGCATTTGAATTTTTAAGAGCAGAAAACAATGCTGCTCCTATCGAAAAAGAACTGCCTGCTACCGTATCCGAGGCTTATGCTCACGGCGAAGCAGTTAAGTTCAACAGTGGCGCACTCACAAAAGCAAGCGGAACGGATAAGCCGGAGTTTGTTTATGTAGGCAAAGACATCACGTCTGCTATCACAGGACAGGTAATCAACGTAGTACCCGTACTTCCCGAATACGAGTGGGAAACAACGCTTTCCGCAAGCGGAACGTCGTTAGTACCGGGCAACAAGGTAACAGTATCATCCGACGGCACGGAAGCAACCGCAACAACTGCAAGCGGCGTATTTGAGCTGCTGACAGACGGTGGTGCTAAAGGTGCTAAAGTCGCAGGCAGATTTGCATAAGGGGAAGGGGGAAATAGATCATGGCAGTAACTTTTAGCAAACACGGCGGTCTTAATGACGAAGCGTGGAAAACCATTGATACCGAGTTATCTATGGTTATTCAGGACACAGACACAGAAAAGAACAAGGATGATGAACTTGTAAAGGCTCTTTACAATGTTAAGACATCCAAGAAGTTCGGCGAGAAGCAGGGTAGCATGACCGAGTTCGGTAACTTCGTAGAGGTTGCAGAAGGCGACAACGCTATTCAGGACGACGTTCAGATGGGATTCTCCAAACTGATCGAGCATACGCAGTTCATCAAAGGCTTCACCTGCACAAGAGAAGCCAAAGACGACGGCGAGATCGACATGATGAAGATCGCTGCTGCAAACTTTGTTCGTGCCTACAAGAGATCCAGAGCGCAGTTCGCTTCTGACTGTCTCGTTGCAGAAGGCAAGACCTTTATCTATGGTGGCAAGTCTTATGACAAGACCACAGGCGACGGCAAGGGACTTTTCGCAACCGATCATCCCGGCAAGAGAGTAGGCGTTCCTACACAGTCCAACGTATTCACAAATGCGTTTGGTGAGAACGCTACAATGCTTTACAAACTTGCTAACAAGGGACGTAACTTCAAGAATCAGAGTGGTAACGTAATGGGTTATACCTTTGACACCATTGTTATTCCGGGTAATGCTCCGGCTCTTGAGGATCTTATCAAGAGAATCCTTCATTCCGAGCAGATCGTCGGCTCTAACTTCAACGACATCAACACCCAGAAAGACGGTTGGAAACTGATCGTTGACCACAGATGGGAAAACACCGAGACGAAAGTTCCGTACATCCTGATTTCTTCGGAAGCACTCAAGGAACTGAACGCAGGTGTGTTCTATGATCGTGTACCGCTTGATGTAGCGAACGAGGTAGACATCAATTCCAGAAACCTTAAATGGTCTGGATATACCCGTTTCTCCGCAGGTTTCTATGACTGGAGAGCGTTCATCATGGGTGGCGCACAGGTTGGTACAAACTTGACGTAATCATCACCTACCTATATTTGAAGCCGTCGTCTTTCGGGGCGGCGGCTTCCCTGCAAAGGAGAGGAATATGTTAAAAGTTGGAGATACGTTTGAAGACGGTGGAGTTCTTCATAAGGTAATCGGTCAGAACGATAGCGGTTTAA